AAAGCGCATCCTTGATACCCATTTTGGGGATGTTGACGGGAATAAGCGTATTGGGCTCCCACAAATTACCGGCGCTGTCGCGCCAGTTATCGACGGTCACCTGCAAAAACTTAGAGCGCCCGTAGCGGCGGTTCATCTCCCAGTCAATGGCCTGCTGGGCGAGCTTCGGGGTGTTCATCGTGCTTTCGACAATGATAATTCGGTTGCGGTAGCGCATGTTTTCCGCCTCGGGATCGCGCGCCGTAGCCTTCGTCACCGCGCTATACCCGCTATCATCCACTAGCGGATTTACCGACATCGATACGCCGGTATATTCGGAAAATCGCTCATCCATTGAGGCCTCATAGGCGGCGACCTCTATATTCACGCCCTGCGCCACGCCGCTGGCTGCTTTTTTGGTACCCACGCGGGTAAGATAAAGATTCCCATCCGGTAAATCGTAATAAAGCAGCGCCGCCCAGCGGGTGATGCGGTCGATAATCTCCTGTGACGTCTCCCCCCAGTTCAGTGTGAATTGGGGAACATTTTCCATATTGGTAACGTCACTGGATACTTTGATGCCATAGGGAGACGCCAGACGCTGGGCAATTTGCAGGGCGGTGGCGCCCTCAATGACGTTGTTGTCCCATTTGGCAGAACAGTCCACCAGATCCTGACACTTACTGCGCCCGGTTGCCCGGACCTCATGGTGAGATGCTGAAATCATCGGTGCCCAGCGGTCGATATACCCCGTGATAACCGTGTCTTCCCCTAACCTCACCACACAGGGATCACCTTCCTTCACGAGTTGCTGTTCACCGCTGCCGGGAAATTCATCCATCAGAGACAGGTCAAAATTACTCGGCAGTCGTTCAATGCTGCGAGTTACTCTGACCTGATCCCAGCCTGACAACACTTTCCCGCCTATGGTTAATGTCATTTCATCAGTCATGACGTCAACGCCTTAAAGGTAGTTGGCATAAATGCGGGGTGAATAGGGTCAGCCATCTTTACAAGCCCCTCAGTTCTGGCCGCATCCTGATATAACCGGTTTGAAAGAGTCAGCGCCGGCAGCGGCTGGTTGTACGTCACGATCGCTACGCTGGCTAACGTGGCGCCACGGCTCTGTAGCGTCTGCGTTACCGCACTCTTTAGAACGGTCAACTCACTGAACACGCTGTCGTAACCGGCATCTGCCGCCGATAAAGAGACTGCATCAAGCGCGCGCGTCACGCGATTCAATACGTTCATTGCGTCGTCATAACTACTCGGTTGATACAGGGAGGCGGAATAAGCCATGGCACCGGCAGAAAGCGTAGTGAGATAAATTTGCGTGGCGGAGACCGCGGCGGCGTCACTGCTGTCGGGACGGTAAGTGACATCGGTGAAACCCGCTAGCCCCTCAAGCACGCGGATCATGTCCATCCCTTTAGCCTCGCTTGCCAGCAATGCATCAATGACGGTCCTCGCGCCAGCCATGTAGGCCTGCACAGTCTGCGATTTGAGTAAGTCTGTGGTTAATACCTCAATTTGAGCGCGACTCTCCACTGATGCCGCCATTTTTTGAGAAACCAGTAGATCATAATTTTTTGTATCAGCAGTGTTGGCTGTTCCCGTCGTGGCGCCCAGCGCGCTGCCGCCAACCGACCCCGAGTTGTAACGCCCATAACGGCTGCTACCAAAGGTGGATTTCAACGTACTGCTGAGGTTTGTCGCCTCGTTGGCAACTCGGGTGACCATGCCCGTCCAAAATGAAAACGTGCTTTTTAACGTTTTGATCGTCTGGTTAACGGTCCGAATCGTTGAATTTACCTCGCCAATCACGGTGGCTGCCGTTTTTGCCGCCAGCGCTAACCAGGAGGTCTGAACCGTTGACGCCGCCCCAACCGACTCCGTGATGGCAAATACGCGCAGGCCGGATTCGATGACCGTAAGTGAAAACTCAAAAACGCGCTCAGAATCTTTGCTCTCTCTCAGCCGCAGGCCGCCTTCAGGAATACTTACCGTTAATTCACCCAGCGTCGGATGGACTAATGTGCCAGCACCTAGCGTTTCGCACGCTGCGATCAGGCTATCGCGCTGTGTCATCACATCTGGTGCGGTGTAAATCTGGCTGCTTTGAATGATAAAGCCCGTCAGCGTCATTCTTCGGGTTGACCGGCCCATGTCCTCCACCCACGCAGTGTCGCGGTAAGGATATTCATGAACGGCCTGACGGCGGCCAAAACTGCCATCACCGGTAACCACTGCGAAAGGGACGCCGCGAAACGACGCGGGGTGAATATGATCCTGCCATTTCCAGCTGTCGCCAGAGAAACCGAGCAAGGAGGAGATCGCGTCTCTTAAAATGGGCATCAGGCTCTCCAAAAGAAAAACCCGCCGAAGCGGGTCAGTAGTTGAGAATTAAGGCATTGGCATCGCGACAGTTACTTTACCGCCGCGACCGCTGGCTTGATGGCGACTGCCGGTTTGCCCGTTGATAAACGTCACCTCAAGTTTACTGTCGTTTTCCTTCAGCGCCGACGAAATCGCGTCAGCTATTTTCTGAGTATCGACAGTACTTGCCTTAGACGGTGTTGAGGTTTCATTCGCGGTATTAATGTTGGTTTCTGTGGTGGTGTTTATGCTCCCTGACTGTTGACCAACGACTGGCATCGATACGGCAGAAGAGTCGCTATTGGAAACATCATGAAAATCAGGCAGCCCCGACATTACGCGATCTAAATAATCACGCGTTTCTTTAGGCGCATAATCAAGGCCTAATCGTCCCACTCTGCCTGGCCCCCAGTTATAGGCGGCGACCGCCTTCTTCATGTCGCCACCGAACTGGCTCAACAGGTCAGAAAGATATTTTGCGGCAGCCTCCGCAGACTTGCCCGTGTCCATCCTGTCTTCACGATTTTTAAGTCCGTACTGTTTACCCGTAGAAGGCATAAACTGGAAAGGTCCCTCAGCACCCGCTGGGGAAAACAGGTACTTCCCTCCCCCGGACTCTGCCTGATAGACATTATTAAGCGTGCCCTGCGGTAACTTGTATTTGGCTTCCAGCTGTGGAAACAGCTCGGACTCTTCTGACCCCGGTTTCAGAGGAGCCACACCTCCGGGGTTAACCGTTGCAGGCGGGTTAACGTAGAGGCCGCTAACATCCTGCTGCAGCTGCTTCGCTTTATCCGATGGCCCATAATAGCTGTTGAGTTTTTTGACCAAATCCGGTGATGCATAGCCTAGTTTAAGATCTAATTTTTCATCCCACGATAGGGTAGATTTAAACTTTTCGTCCTTTAGGGCCTCCCTAATTCGATCAGCTTGCGCGCCCCCGCGGTTAAAAGTCATCAATGACCCAACGGTCGCAGTGTCGAAACCGTGCTGCATTATCTGAGATACGTCATCAAAGCTTTTTTGTACAGACTGCGACTGTCCCAGCCACGCTTCCCCCTTCATCAGCATACCGTCCCACGCGGACGATATTTGATTGATGTTTTGGCGGAATTTCAGCGCGTTCTGAATATCCTGATCGGAAAAAATAAGCCCGTCTCGCTGCGCCTGATCCTTTAGTCGCTGCACCTGCTCGGTGCTCTGACGCAAGAAACTCAACAGCTCAGGAGAAAATCCCCCCACCTGCGCTATGACGGCCTGCTTTGCAGGAGACTGTTTGAGCATGGCCTTATTCAAGTCATCCATCAACTTTACGACATCAGCCATTCCCTCTTTGGTTTTGCTTATTTTAATGCCCATCTGCGCCAGAAGAGCATTGAAAGGATCATCTCGGGCGTTCAAAGCATCATTGGCGCGCTGGTAAAGGCCAGTCACGGCACTGTCAGCCGCGTCACGCGTTGCGCCGTTCTCGATCATGGCACCCGTCAGTTCCTGATAGGCCCGCGCCGTGGTGCTAATATTCTTGGCCGTGGTATCAATTTTATAGCCGGCGTTGGCATAGTCCTTGATGCCATTCTTCACCGCGTTAATGCCCGCAGCCAAACCGCTAAGACCTAACGTGAGTCCCCCTACCATTTTTAGCGGGGGGACCAAATCGCCAACGAATTGCACCCCGTCACGCGCATTTTTCGCTAAATTACCAAAGCGGCCGCTGAGTTCATCGATGTCTTCTGCCGACTCACGCCCACCTAGCTTTAACCCCGTTCGCGCCTTGTTGAGCTGCGGTAAAAGATTCTTCACAGCATCATCAATATTTTGAATCGACTGCGAAACCTGATCGTCGGCGGTCAGTTGGAAGTCAAACCGGTTAGCCATCTGAGCCTTCCTTTAGTTTGTTAATGCGCTTAGCCTGATCGTTCCACCAGAGGAGTTTTGACCAGGTCAGGGACCAGCCAGCATTAGGCCCCCACCCGTAGTAATAGGTCACGTCTGCTATCAAATTCCGCCAGTGCCCGCCTCTGGGGAGTAGTTTAAAAAATCCAGAAGATAGCCCTCACAACGTTTGTAATCGGTGAAACAAAGGCGATTAATGAGCGGCACAGGAATTCCGGAGAGCTCAGAAATCAGGTTGCCCATTGCCATGAGTCCGCCTTTGGCTTCCTGCAACTTATAGAATTGATCAACCTGTTCAAGACTGGGTTCACCCAGCTCAATACTCGCCCATGCCTGCTTACCACTGTTATCTTCCAAACGACGTGAAAGCGGGATTGAAGCAAAGCTTTCTGGTGGGGAGTTGGACTCTAGACCCTCTGGTTTGAAATTTAAAAATGTCAGAAGGAAGGCTTCGCACTGCTTAAAGCGGGTAAATGATATGCCCTTTACCACGTTGAGCGGAATGGCTGAAAGTAGGGAGATCAGTAAACCCACGGCGCTTAGCGCGCCGTTTTTCTTCTGCTCCTCATAGAACTGATGGACCTCGATCAGCGCCGGCTCATGCAGTTCAACCGCTTCCCAAATATGCTTTCCCGTGGCGTCAGAGAGTGGCTTTTCCAGCGCAATGCTGATGTTTTTTTCAGTCTCCTGCATTCTCAGCTCTCCACCACGTCAATGCCTTCCCAGCGAACGTCAAACACCGCATCTTCGCTGTCTACTTCCTGAGATTCGACAGTCCATAGGCCACTACCGATGATGGTTTTACCGTTCGCCAACTGAGCTACAACAGTGACGTTGGTCATATCGTTGAAATCGGCCACGGTGGTACCACCGCTGTCACGAACCTGACAGGAAATAAAAGGCGCAGATGGCTTCTCTTTATAGCCGTGAACGTAGTCCATACCCGTCAGCGTCTCGCGCTTAACCTTTGACGGACTGTATTTAAATTGCCCGGCCACCATGATCGAAATACCGTTGGTGGAAACTAATGCGGTTCCCGCCAGACGGTTAGAGGTATCACCCATGATTTGTCCTTACGCCGCCTGCAGGCGGAATTGGTTGAGCAGCGCAAACACGCGAAGCTGATTAATCAAAATGCCGTCCCAGAGAACATCAACACGGTTCGGATTCGTTGTGCTTTTCGTCACCACTAAGCCAGCAATGAACGCTTTCGAATCTTGCACATAGCCGCTGTACTCGAGCTGCTTATACTGTGCGATAAGTTCCGCGCGGATAATATTCGGTGTCACGATGGCAGAGCCTGGCGCAAAGCGGGTGCCGTCGGCGGCCAGCTTCATACGTGCAAACTTCGACGTGACCTGCCCCCGCATAAAGCGCGTCACAAACATCAGCAGGAACAACGTTTCTACCTGCAGATAGCTGTCATCCGCATCACCGTATTTATTGGTCTGGTAGGTAGTGATCAGGTTTTCCACCTGCACCGTGCCGTCATCTGCCACGGTGAATGTCGAGACTCCGCTATAGAGCAGATTGTTGCGTTCAGTCAGTTCAAAGCGAGAGGCTTGAGGAGGTGCAAGCACGCCGCTGACCGACAGCGTTTGCAGTGGTCTTCCTGGGTCATTACGCAGACTGCCCGCAACTGCCCCAGCAACCGCCGCCGACCAGACATAGGCTGGTGTAGGCGAATCGTAAACGCCGAGCAGCGTGGCGTGCTGGTCATTACGGACTTCACCCAGCGCCGCTAATTGGCCGTATGTCCCCGTCAGCGCACCAAAAACATGACCATATAACTGCTGGGCATAACTCCCACGGCCGGTGCTGTCTGATAGTAAGGTTTTGAGAACATCAAGCGACGTGGTATCGGCGGAAGGAGTGATAATAAAGTCGAACGTCCGATCTCCTAGATTGGCAAACGCATTCGTCATGTCCGGCGCGCCCGCGCCACCACTCATCGCCGTTAACGTGATGCCCAGACCATTCGGCGTCGCTTCGCCCCCGGCGCTGCCCTGGTAGTTGAAACGCATATCGATACTGTTACCGTGCGCGCCTTTGTTCTTGGCTGTCAGAGTAACAACGCCCAACGCGGCTGTGGCTGTCACCGGTAAAGAGGTTTTTGCATTAATTGCCGACGAGAGCGCCGTGGCAATTGCGTCAATGAGGTCCGTGCTCAATACGGTGATTTGTACACGCTGTCCCGCAATGTAAAGCGAGATAACACCCGTTTCATTTGCAGGCGTAGTCACCGTGACTTTTCCTGTGGCCGCAACCATGGCGTCACTGTCTGCCAGCGGAAGAAGATAAATTTCTCCGGCATTGTCGTTAGCAAGATAAGCCAACATCTGGTTATGTAACATTGAGCCCGCGCCATAAACACCCGCTGTATTTGAAGCCGAGGACTCAATCACGGGAATATCGACGGTAACGCCAGCAAGCGTCAAAGTCTGGCCGATGATCAGTGTGCGCTGTGTTGCTGTCGCGGTATTCGCCTGAGAGTTATCAAACTCAGCGAAGAAAAGCGGCGTTCGTAGATTATTAGTAATGTTTTGAAAGTTCATTAGCTCGCGCTCCCTGTATCCGACGTGGCGGCTGGTTTTTCGTTAATTGATGCCGCGTCAGCATTCTTTGAAGAGGCGGCGGCCTTTTTTGCAGGATCCAGTTTTTCAACATCACCATCGCGAAGACGGCGATTCCAGAAGGTACTTTCCGGCACCTCAGCCCCTTCGACAGGCAATAGCGTGCCTTTAACCGGATCGCGCACCGCGCGACCGGTTGTTGGTTTTACAAACATGGGGTACTCCAGGTTGTTATTGAGGCAAGTCGATAGTGACGAGAGGTTCTGCAGTGCCTTCCGGCATACTGATAGTGATATCAACACCCTCTAGTGGCGTGGTCTCAATAGGATAGAACTCTTCAGGCCCCTGGTAATATTCAATATCCAGTTCCATCAGCAGTTGCGCCGTATGCCCATCGCCAGCGGCGCTAATATCAATAGTTGACCGTATTTGCAGAAATTGCTGAGTCTGGCGGGTCAGTTCAAAGCTGTTGATCACCGCCCGCTCAATTTGTTCCCGAAGTTGCTCGAGCGCGGCCTC